CGCTTTTTTTTCTTGGAGCCATCTTGATTAGTTCGGGATTTTGATACAGCTTTAATGTCTATAAACTCTCCTCTCTTATACGCTGCGGATGTCCGCTTGATTTCTGCTGCTTTTGCACTTTTGTTTTTAGCACCACTAAGATACTTCTTAGCAACACCAGTCTTTTTATCCTTTGCTACCTTTCTAAACTTTCTTTTTTTCACTTTTTCTTAACTTTTTTAGTTTTTTTGATCTTTGTTTTTTTTGGTGTTCCGTACATAGTAAGAAGTGCAACTGATTTTATTTTACTTCCTTTTACGTTTTTTAGCACTTGATAATGCGATAGCTTGTGCCTGTTTTAATGTTTTGCCTTCCTTCATTAACAAACGAATGTTTGCAGATATAGCCTTCTGTGATTTGCCTTTCTTAAGTGGCATAAGTAAACTGTATTTATGTTAACTATAACTATCACCACCCCACTAG